CCACAGGACTAAATGCAAAGAATTTGGCTACAGTAGCCAATGTTGTAAATGCGGTTTTAGCTAAAGATAAACCTCCGAATACCGATAACACATCATCTAAAAAATTATTTCTGTTTTCTTCAACTTTTTCAGCTGTTGGCTTTTCTTTAACTCCAATAGGTTTACCTGTAATTGCAGCAATCAAAGCCTTATGTTGCCTATCTTTTTCTAATTTGTTTTCTTCAGCAAAAGAATTTTCAGAATCTCTCTGTTTAATCTTTTCTTCATTTGATTTTTGCATAAACTCATAAATTTTCATTAGAATATCTAATGTTTCATTCTCACCTTCCAGTTTTCCTATTTTTGTTGCTGTGCTGCCACTATCATCTCTTAATTTTGATCCTGAGAATCGAGCAATATCTTCTTTACTACGACCAAACAATTTGCCTAATGCTGCTGGTGCAAAATTAGATCCACCAGTTACAAACTTGGCAATATTCAAAGGATCAAATTTCTCTTTGAATCCTTTCATTCTTGCTTGACTTTTTAATGAAATGGTTTTTTTAAGTGATTTACCAAAACCACCTTCCTGTTCACCTAAAAGAGAACCAAAAGATTTCTTCCTAATTCCTTCAGCCTGTTGATAATTCATATCCATTTTTTATCCTTGAACTTTCTTTTGATATGCACTTTTATCATCACCACTTTGTGGTCTTGGTATTGTTTTGGTTGTTTGTTGTGTATTGGTGTTATTATTAATTATGACTGGAGGTTCACTATCATTTGATTTAACTTTTAAATCTTTGTTTTCTTTTGAAACGGAATCAATTTGTGAACCTACATCGACATTAGATAAAGCCTGTAAATCTTGTGATTGAATTTGTTCGGCCATTTCAGCACGTTTGATTGCTTTTGAACCATCTGTATCGGCAAAACCTACCGCTTTATTTACTTCGGAAATATTCTCTAATTGCTCAGGTTTCTTGTTCTTATATTTTAAAAAGAACCAAGGAATAGCCTTTGCAGCAACTGCTGGATCATTTAATAAATCAGGATTACTAACAACATCTATACCAGTATATTTTTTAATTGATTCGTATTGGTTTTTGCCTGTATGTTGTAAAAATCCACGACCTCTGTATTTCCATCCGTCACCCGGTTGTGAATTTCCATCTGTCTTTGCGTAAACATGATTAGCCAAAGCTTCAGGATTCTTAACAAGGGTTTGTGCAAACTCCAATGACGGTATACGATTCTTACCAAAAGTTTTTTGTATAGCCTCAGGAGTAGAATAGTTTAAATTTTCACTTCTTGGTATAAAATTAGATTCGGCTTGAACCTGAGATAATATGTTGGCCTGTGCCTTACTTGATAATCCAGCGGCAACCAAAGCAGAAACAACTGTACCAGCACCGCTTGGTAATTTACCTATCTTAGGTGCTTGAGTAACTTTACTTGGTGCTTTTACTGCTGGAGGTTTTGCAGGTGTTGGTGCTGCAACCTCTGGTGCCTTTTCGACCTTAGGTTTTACTTCTGGTGCTTTTTCTGCTTTAGGTTTTACTTCTGGTGCTTTAGTTGGTGCTTTTGGTGTTTCTTTAGCTGGTGCTTTGCCTTTACCTGATGGTATTGCAGGTTTTTCTGCTTCAGGTTTCTTTTCTTTAATCTTTTCTTTTTTGGCAGCTGGTTTTTTTCTACCAGTAAGAGCTCGTATCAGCTGTTCGTTGCGGTCTTTTTCTTCTTTGAATTCTTCTTCTTTTTGATTGCGTTTCAGTTGGTCTTGTAGTTTTTCATCTTCTGCATTTCGCATCATCATTCTATAAATTAAACCAAGAGCATCCGAAACGGAAGAACTCGCACCACCTTGTTCTATTCCACCAAGACCGGTGGTTCTTTTTTTTCTGACATCAGCAAATCTTTCCATCGAAGCCTGGTCTCGACCAAATACTTTACCATAAATGGCTGCACCAGTTTTACCACCAACTGCACGTGCAATATTCATTGGATCAAATTTCTCTTTGATTCCAGTCATTTTAGCTTGTGTTTTTTGAGAGATTGCAGATTTTAAAGATGCGCCAAGGCCACCTTCTTGTTCACCTAGAAGTGAACCGAAGGACTGTTTACGGATCTTTTCAGCCTTTTCGTAATCCATTTACTATTTCTTTTGTCTTTCTCTTATCTTTTGATTTTCTTCTTCAATATACGAAATCAACAAGGAAATGTAAATGTCCCTTTCCCAAGGTATCATGTTTTCAAGTTCGGTCAAGCTATACTTATGGTGTTGCATCAACGAAAAATTCGTTTTATAGTAATTCTTTAAATTGTCATGACGAAATGTTAACCGAAAAAACTTTCAAGTCCTTCTACTTCAATTTTATGTTGAAAACCACATTTACCACATTTAATATCCAATGTTTCTTTTAACTTTGGTAGTTTATTAAAGAATTCTTCTACTTTAGCAAACTGTTCTTGATTCATACCTTCAACAAACTCTAACATCTCACCCGGTTGTGCTTCATGACCATAATAGAACTGTTCGCCATCATAAATGTATTCGATACTATTAGCAATCATGTTGAATGTAATATCAGTAATATCTTCATACTTTAATGAATCTTGTACCATACCAAACTCAGGATATTTCATTTTGATTGATACGGTGTTAGTTAGTTTAATTTCAGGATTAACAGAAGGATCAATCTGCACCTTTAGTTCTAACAGATTGATATCTTTTTCCATGATGTTGCCACACTCTTTATCATCAACCTCATTGTTGCAACGATATCGGGATTGTACCGATTCACCCACCGATTTGGCACGAAGATTGATAAAGTAGTATTCTACATCAATGATAGGCAGTTTATCAATATCAACACCTTCTGTCAAGGTGCAGTTGTAAAGAATATCTCTCACATTCTGTTGAATTGTATTTGATTCATTTGATTCGACTGCCATCAAAAGATTCTTTTGTTCTTTTACAAGAAAAGGTCTATATTTGATTCTTTTCTTTGATATTGGCAATTCTATTTCATATGTTGGGACGTCTAACTTGGGTAAAGCCATTTTATTTTCACTCCATTTTAAAATTATCTACGGAAAGTAGATGCTACATCATTTATAAGATTATTTACTCCAGTGCCAGCAGCACCAACAGCATTACCACCAAGACCACCAATAATATTGTTGACTGCGTTGATACCAGCATCGACCAACTCCATACCAAGTGCTTGTAGAGAATTGTTCTGCCAATAGGTATATGCAAAAGTTACATTGAGTTTATGGTAACCATCAGACGACCAATCTAAATCCATTTGATTTATCGAAATAGGATAAGCATCATAAAGATTAACAGAATAAGATATTTGATTGGTGACATCATATTGATTGACCGTGATGACTGTTGAATAATCACCTTTGTATCGCATATTGTTGTTATATAAAGGATTGATATAGTTTAACCATGCATCAAAGAAAATCTTTTGTGTCATGTCATCATCAACGATAAATGTCATATCAATATCACCATAGGTGTTTAGATATGGATACTTTTCAATTGGTCCGTATGTTTTTTGTTCAGCTGTAGCAAATGTTCTACCAGGTAATTGTGCATTTTCACAACGATAGTTAAGAGATTTAGCCGATTTAATGTATGGTATCAATGTCAAAGGAATAGGAATATTCACATCAAATTTATGTGGACGAGATAAATCTTTTTGAAAACTGGATTTAAAATCGTTAATATTACCAGCCATTTTAGTTCCTTATCGTATCTGTTCTAGTGATTCTTGCCATACTTTAGCAGCGGTAGCTTTCCTAAACTGTTGTATTGGCAAGAATGCCGCTATGTCCCACTCATTTGGCTGCACGGCAAGTATTTTTGATTGAACATGGTTCATCAAATACTTTTTAAAGCATGGTTTAAACTCTTTAAACCGTCTGGAGGCGTTTAATATGTCATAGGTCACATTCATACGCTGAATATCTTTATTGCCGTCAACCACCGCAAAATCCATCAATTTATCCAAAAAGGCGACTCGATACTGAATTGGTAAATAATGTAGGTTCAGACCAGTAAATCCATCTGCCTCAATGTTTAATACCAATACCAAAGGGAATCGGTCATAATATGGTAAATCTGATTTTGTCTTTGGATCATAATAGAAGAAATATAATCCGCCATTATAAAAATGATTACCTCTATTCTCCCGAGCAATCGTAGAAGCGATTCCTGTAGGATTACTAAGGTCACCAATCTTTTTGGTCATCCAACGATAAGAGTCACGGCTCATCGTTTGAAGTTCCGAAGCAGTTTTTTGTTTTGCGAGTTGTGTTAGTTTAGATGCCATTTATTATTTAGTTACAGTCCTAGATGGTCTTCCGTAAGAACTTGAAACTCCCACCCACGGTCCAAACAGAACTCGGTGGCTGCTTTCCATTTAGATTGATTGACACCCCAAGTGGCCACCTCTTGAATGTATTGTTTAGTGATTCGTTTGCGTGGTTCTGGTGGTTGTGATTGTTTCTTTGGTTTGACCTCTATCATCATTGTTTTCAGTTTACCATCTCTGGTTTTCATTTTTACAATGAAGTCTGGAAAGTAACGATGCCAACGACCATCAACAGGTGAAAGATAAGGAACAATCAATTCTTCAGATGCCCACGAGATAATACTTGGATTTTTGTCGAGCCAATTCATCACCTTTGCTTCCCATGATGAGCGGTAGATGATATTGTTATAATCCCCAATGTATTTTTGAGGGTTGGAGGGTGTAAATCGTCCGGAATACGCCATAAATATATTATTATGTATCTTTCTTTTTAGGACAACCTAATGGCTATCATTTCTATACCAACATCCATCGGTGGTGTATCAATACCAGGTAATATCATTAATGGTCCCCTTGGAGCATTGTTTGGTAATAAATTTCGTTCAAACAGTTATCAATATCCTAGAGATTTAGGTTCAGCAACAAAAGGTCATATTGTTCAATTTTCAGTTAATGAAATTGACCCCATTACTTATGAAGAAGCCAAAACATTTATTAATAAATCAACATCAATTGAAGGCGTAAAAGAACAATTTAATTCCATTAAAAACTTTTTTAGTGGTGATGCACAAAAGACTTTAAATTTCAAACCAAAGAAGAAACGAAAAGTTGCAACCATTTCTCTATATATTCCCGATACCTTAAATTTTCAATATACTTCTGGTTATGGTAATTTAAGTTTAGTAGAAGTAGCAAATGAAGTGGCTGGTGTTGTATCAAATGTACCAGTAGTAGGCACTTTAGGTAAAATAGCCAGTCTTGGACTAACAGTTGCACAATCTAATGCAGCCAAACTTGCACTCTCTACACAAGGCCTTGCAATTAATCCACAACAACAATTATTATTTGAGGGTATTGATTTTAGAACCTATCAAATGGCATTTACTTTCACACCATATTCACGCCAAGAAGCTGAAACTGTGAAAGAAATTATCAAACTGTTCCGTTATCATGCTGCACCACAAATCACAACGGCAGCTGCTGGTATGTTTTTTGTACCACCATCAACATTTGATTTGGACTTTTTGTTTAATGGCCAAAGAAACAATAATGTAACAAGAGTTGCAGAAAGCGTCATTGAAAATATTGATGTGAACTATGCACCTAATGGTTGGGCTGCACACGATGATGGTGCTCCGGTACAAACAACACTAACAATCAATTTTAAAGAAATCGAACTCATCGACAAAGATAAAATTAAGGCAGGATATTAATGCAATATTTTGATACTTTACCAAAAATAATTGAAACCGACAATGTTGGAGTTTCAAGGGTATTCACCAATATTATGGCACGAGCCAGTATTATACCTGATGTATTAAAGAATCCTCTTGTTTACTACTCATATGATATACAAGAAGGTGATACACCAGAAATCATTGCATACAAATACTATGGTGATTCTTATCGGTATTGGATTGTTCTATTTGCAAATGAACTATTAGACCCACAATGGTCATGGCCAATGGATTCTACAGTATTTGATAACTACATGGCAGAAAAATATCCGTCTGGTAATACAACAACTACAGTTTACAGTTATGAAAAGAAATTAACTCAAACAGATAATTCTACCAATACAGTAACAATTAACACAATTGATGTAAATCAAACAGAATACAATACCATTGTTGAAAATACACAAACATATTCTATCGGTAATTCTACTGTGACTGTTGCAACCACAAAAAGAATCATTACTATCTATGATTATGAGTATGAGTTAAACGAATCAAAAAGAAAGATAAACATATTGAACTCGGTCTATGTTGACCAAATGGAATCACAATTTAAATCATTGATGTCACAATAATATGGAAAATAATCAACAAGTTCCAGTAGTTGAATCTCCTGGTGCTTATTACCCTCAAGACTTTTCGATACAGACACTCAATCTGTTGACCGCTAGTGGCCAACGATTTGAGTTAAAGAAACTAATGGTTGAACTGTCATATTTTGAGGACATTTACAGTTTTGTTACTTCTGGTTATATTACATTGGTTGATGCACAAGGATTCTTAGAACTCTTTCAGTTAACCGGTAATGAATATATTGAAATCAACTTTGGTAAAATACGAACAGGTGACAACTCGACCGACCAATTGTTTAGAATCTATAAAACTAGTGATAGAAAACCTAGTGGTAACATGAATAGTGAGGTATACACTCTTTACTTCTGTTCTGAAGAATTGTTACTATCGGAACAAACTAAAATCAGTAAATCATATACTGGCACAGAAATATCCAAAATCATTGAAAATATTTTGGTTGAAAAATTAAAAGTAAAGAAGAAAAATATACAGGTAATAGAACAGACAATTGGTATGTATGACTTTGTTCTGCCTCGTTTAAAACCATTTGAAGCTATTAGTTGGTTGTCCACTTATGCAAGGCCAAAGATAACAGGCACAATAGGTGCTGATATGTTATTTTTTGAAACCAAGAATGGTTTTAATTACAGGTCATTACAGTCCATGTTCAAAGAACCAATTTATAGTACCTATCGATATCAGGCCAAGAACATTGAAGATTCAATACAGGACTTTCAAGAAAAGACTATCACAGTATTGGATTATGAATTTGTCAAAACCTATGATGCACTAGAAGATATTAATTCTGGTACATTTGCCAATAAATTAATTTCAATTGACCCATTGGCAAGAACATATAAAACCATCGAGTTCAATTATAGTGATTATTTTGAAAAGAAAAAAACATCTTCTCTTAATAAAAATGATGTATTGGTGCCATTAAAAAATAGATTAGGTAAAACACAAAACGAATCTTATGATTCTCGTATCAAAGTATCAACTTCTAATGCTTCACAGAATCAATTACAATATGTTAAAAATATTCCTGGTTCTGTTGCAAAAGATATTGCCGTTGAAAATTATATACCTTTAAGAACAGCACAACTTGGTCTGGCGAATTATACTGTAGTTAAGATTACCATACCAGGTGATCCTGGTATTACTGCTGGTCGAACTATTAATTTCAATCTATTGACATTGAAACCTTCAAGCAACAAAAAAGAGTTGGATAGATACTATTCAGGAACATATTTGGTGAGTGCTGTAAGACATATTATTAGTTCTGGTGGTGCATATCAAACAGTTTTAGAAATTACTAAAGACAGTTCACCAACAGCGTATTCACAGATTAATAATAATAGTCCAGAATTTAGGAAAGCGGTAGATGAATAATTTTTTAGGTAAAGACGGATTTAATTGGTGGTATGGTGTCGTTGAGGACAATGCTGATCCTTTAAAGGCTGGTCGTGTGCGTGTTCGTATATTTGGTTATCATAGTGACAACCTACAAGAACTACCCACTAAAGATTTACCATGGGCTCAGCCATCATTATCACCTAGTAATTCAAAGACATTTAGTCCACCACGATTAGGTGATTATGTCATGGGATTCTTTTCTGATGGAGAGTCAGCACAGGCACCAGTCATTATGGGCGTGTTTCCTGGTTTTGAAGCATCTTATGATAAATCAAAAGGTTTCTCACCTCAAAGTAATTTAAAACAAGCAACACCGCCAGCAGGTCAAATACAATATCAAGTGGGTCAACCAACATTGGCACCGTTGGCACGAGGTGTTGTGGCAAATACAGCCATTTCACAAGCCAACGACAATTTAGCTCATGTGTGTGATTTTGTGGGTGATATGCAAAAAAATATTAATCTTAAAAAATACACTAAAGCTATAGCTCAACAAATTAGAAAAGCCATTCGTGCCGTTTTAAGAGCATTAGGTCTAGGAGATGCTACAGGACAAACTTCTTGGTTATTAAATACACTCAAATCAATTAAACGAGAAGTTGATTATATTAATAAACAAATTTTACAACCTATTTTGGATTTTCAGAAGTATGTTGTGGCTTATATTGCAAAATTGAGAGAAATTTTACAATGGATTTTAAGTTTGCCTGCTAAATTTTTAGCATTGTTACAAGATTGTTTGGCAAGAATAATTAAAGCTATTGGAAATGTTTTTAAAGATATTGGTGCTGGTCTTTCAGATGGTTTACAAAGTTCTGGTGACTTTGATGCAATACTTAAAGAGGCTAAATCTTTGGCAACTACTGTCGGAGATACAGTAAAATTAACTGCGGCTGTAGGAGCTGGCACAGTTGCAATAGTGGGTTCAGCAACAGCAGGACTTTTAGTACCAACCAGTCAAGCAGAATTGGATGCGGCTAATGCGACCATTGCAGCATATGAAGCTCCAGCACAACCAAAAATTATACAAGATTCGGCACCTTAATTATGGCAACTATACCACAATCACCATCTGACAATCTTTGGACCGAGCCAGAATCGGCCGCAACAGTTGAAAACCCACCAATTTATCCATATAATACTATACAACAAACGGAGTCTGGTCATTCCTTTGAGATGGATGACACTCCAACGAGAGAACGAGTAAGATTACAACACCGTTCAGGTACTTTTTTAGAAATGCATCCTAATGGTGATGAAGTGCATAAGGTGTATGGTACTGGTTACGAAATACATCTAAAAGGCAAAAATGTTCTGATTAAAGGTACTTGTAATATTACTGTTGAAGGTCATGCCAATATGGATGTTAAAGGTGATTATAATTTACAGGTGGCAGGTGATTACAATGTATTAGTGGGTGGTAAAACCAATCATCGGTCTGTGCGTGATATATCTTTATCGTGTGATGATGACATATCGATTGCGGCCAATGAAAACTTTGGAGGTTCAGTTCGTATAGCGGCATCTGACCATGTTCTTGTTGATTCTGATTTGGTGGTAGCTGGCTCTGTTGCAGCCGATTTAGTTACGGCTGAAAGTCGTATCAATGCTGGTACTGGTGTATATGCAGGTCCTTTAGGAGTTTATTCTTTAGGTCCTATTACATCATTAACTTTGGTGACATCACCTCTTGCACAATTTGGTATTATGAATGCCGTATTAATGTCTGATATTATTAATAAAGGTATTTACAATACACATATACACAATTCACCAAAAGGACCGACCAGTCCACCTTTGACACCTTTTTTTGGAGTTTAGATAATGGCATCAGTTAATAATGCAACAGGAGTATTTGCAACACTAGGTTATAATTTTAGTGACCCAAATAGTGATGTAATAAATCTCTCTGCAAACACCGTGGCTCATCTTAATTCGATGCCGGCGTTTATTGAAACATGGCAGGCTCAAGACATAGCTAACAACACAGTTGGTGGTTATTATCAAAATCCTGTGAATTCCAATACCAGTTCAATCATTACAATTTCACAAACCATGATAATTGTGGCAAATACTGGTGCCAGTCAAAACATTGCAAATTGTAATTTAATTATTACAGCTGCAAATGGTTTGTATAATAACACGAGTTCTTTTTTAGCTCACACCAATAGAATATCAGGAGTTACACCATTTGTAGGACAAGATGTTGTGAATCCATATTATGATACGGCTATGGGATTAGGTAAAACTGCCTTGTATATTACCAATCAAACTGACAATATAACCAATACTTCACCCATTTTAGGTAGTTTCACTAGTATATTGATTGGACCACAAATAGGTTCAGCAAATGTTACTTTATCCAACAATCTTGTAACTTTGACGAATGGTGTAACGGCCAACAATTTAACAGAGGCACAGATATCACAGATTCTATCTGATATATCAAATACTAACACACTTTTGGTAACCAGACAAAATGCTGATGTAACCTATTATACTAATTTGCGTAGTTTTGTAGACAACTACAATTCCGTCAAAAAATTCAGTAATATGGGTGAAACGGAGACCTATTTGGTCAACAATTTTGTTGGTACTGACAAAATAAAAGAAAGAATAAATCCTCAATAAAGCAAAATTTGATTTTTTGTGTTCCGGCCTCGAATTTTTTTGTCGTCAATTCAAATACTAAAAAAAGCAATTTTACTCCTAGAGCAGAATAAATAAGAAGATGGCACTAACAATAACAAAAATATACTCCGATATCGATTTCACTTTTACCAAGAAACCGGTAACGGCCGATGTAGCCCTTAGTTACGATGACCAAGCGGTCATTCGTTCTATCCGTAACCTATTGTTGACGAATCACTTTGAAAGACCTTTTAATCCAGATTTAGGTTCAAATCTTAATGCCTTACTGTTTGAAATGGTATCACCTCTAACGGCCGCATCGTTGGAAAGAGAAATCAATACGATGATTGACAATTATGAACCAAGAGCCAGAGTAAATCAAGTGATTGTGACTCCTCTTCCAGACAATAATGCTTATAATGTCTATCTCAGTTTCTATATTGAGAATGCCACATTACCGACAACAGTAACCCTACTTTTAGAGAGAAATAGATAAAATGGCAGGTGCTAATTCCAACATCCAAATGACCGATTTGGATTTCAATACAATTAAGAATAATCTAAAGACATACTTACAATCGCAAGATGTATTAAAAGATTATAACTATGAAGGTTCTGCACTTTCTACTTTATTAGATATTCTTGCTTATAATACACAATATAGTGCATATTATTTGAATCAAGTGGGTAATGAGATGTTTTTGGACACAGCCATCCAAAGAGGATCAGTCATTTCTCATGCCAAACTATTAAACTATACACCACGGTCAGCCATTGCACCTACAGCCATAATTGATTTACAAGTAAACCAGGTAACTGGATCTTCATTGACATTACCAAAGTTTACTCAGTTTATGTCAGAAGCCATTGAAGGTGTAAATTATAACTTTGTTACTGCTGATTCATACACAGAAAATACTTCTGGTGGTGTGGTCAATTTTAATAATATTACTTTGAAACAAGGTTTGGCAACAACATTAAACTTTACTGTTGATTCTATCAATAACCCATCGTATACATTTGAAATACCTGATGAGAGTGTAGATACATCAACAATTACTGTTACAGTTCAACAATCATCTTCAAATGCTGCCTCTGAAGTATATATTTTGGCCACTAATTTCTTGGCACTCACAGGCGATTCTAAAGTATACTTTTTACAAGAGAGTTTAACAAACACCTATCAAATCTATTTTGGTGATGGTATTATTGGTAATAAATTAGTTGATGGTAATATTGTAGTCGTATCGTATGTAGTAACATCAGGCACTTCTGCGGCTGATGCCAATAATTTTGTATTGATGGATTCAATTTCAGGTTATTCAAATACATCTGTTTTCCCTGTAACAGCAGCAACAGCAGGTAACGATAGAGAAACAATTGAATCTATTAAATTTCAGGCACCTAAATCTTATGCAGCACAAAACCGTGCCGTCACTAAAAACGATTATATTACCGCCATTCAACAGAATAGTTTAGGTATCTCATTTGATGCGGTAAGTGTATGGGGTGGTGAAGAAAATTCTCCTCCTGTATATGGTCAAGTGTTTATTTCTTTAAAGCCAACAGGTGCTTTTAGTTTAACTCAATCACAGAAACAACAAATTACATCACAAGTTTTAATTCCTATTTCTGTAGTAACAGTTACACCTACAATTGTTGATCCTGATTATACATACATTCTTTTAACAGTTAATGTAATATATGATCCAAACAAAACAAATCAAACATCAACACAATTACAGTCAGGTATTAAATCAGCAATACAAGCATTTACAAATAATACATTAAATACTTTTAATTCTACATTCAATACTTACGATTTACTGAATACAATTCAAACATACAGTACCTCTGTAATTACTAGTGAATACTCCATGAAACTGGAGAAAAAGTTTTTACCTAATTTAACTACACCAACAACATATAATCTTTATTATAATACTCCACTTCAAGCAGGTCGTTTCTTGAGTGGTGTGGGTAGTTCACCTGGAATGAGTTTTAGAGATCCATCCAATTTGGCCAACACCATTGACGGTGTTTACATTGAAGAAGTACCAACATCAACCAATGGAGTTGAATCGATTTCGATTTTAAATCCTGGTTTTTCTTATCAAAGCGCACCAACAGTTACTATCATGGGTGATGGTACAGGTGCAACAGCAACAGCTGAAATATCTGGTGGTTCTATACAAAGTGTTAAAATTACCAATGCAGGCAATGGATATACCAGTGCAATTGCAATGGTGACACCGGCTGCCGGTGATACAACAGGTCAATTA